GTTGAAAGACACAGATGCGTGGGTGACAGGTGGTGCATCGACGGAACCAGGCATCAAAGGGGCGAGGAAGACAAAGAGCAGCACCGTTGCGGCACACTCAGCCGATTGGATACGGGCCCAGCTGTTTGACAAGTCTGACATCAAATATAAGATGCTAATTAAGAGAGAGAGGACGAAATTGCGGAACTTAGTCACATCTCCCTTCTCTCTTCATATGCAGATGGCATTCCTTGGTGACACACTTGAGGATCATTTGTGGAAGCACATCCCTTCTTCCTTATCTAAGGATTTTGGGCTTAAGAACTCGGAAAACTGGCAATTGGGTATGGAAAATTCATTGTTTCTACCTATTGACCAATCTACGTTTGATCACATTTTCAGTGGTGACATTCTCGACTATGCGTTTGGGAAACTGATTGATTGCTGCACTACTGAATCAGACACAGATAGATGTTTGATTGGTGAGATCACCAGGAGAAGGCTCAGGCGAGGGTCAGTATCATTCAATGGGAGGACGTGGCCTCATAAGAGAGGTATACTCTCAGGGTGGAGGTGGACTGCGGTTTTGGGAACCGTGCTGAACGCGGCTATGTACATTGGGCTGTGTTATACTGAGGGACTACCACTGAGTAGTATGAACATGACTCCCCACCAAGGCGATGATTTGTTGGCGGCAGTAAATAGTTGGGATGTTGGGGCCATGACAGTTAAGAAATACATGGACATCTTTCCTGTTAACCCCTCAAAGTTCTTTTTGGACGTTGAAAGAGCAGAATACTTGCGTTTGGTACTCTTTAGGGAAGGTCACGGCAAATGGAGGCGCAGGGGTTACCCCGCCAGGGCGTTTATGTCCCTCCTTTACGCTAACGCCTGGTCGGCAGGAACCAAGACGGCGTCTAGTTTAGTCGCGGGCTGGAGCAAATTTGCTGGGCGACTGAACCACAGCGATAGGGCATACGAGCACTGCGTTAAAGATTTGTGTGGCCTACTGCGTTGCACGAAGACTGAGGCTATCAACCTGATCAACACGCCAAAGTCTGAAGGAGGCCTAGGATACATTGGGGTGCAGGTCAGGCAGCAGAGTGTTGCGGTTAGGGAGCCTGAAGTTGACGAGTCTAGACGTGGGATAGTGCGAAAGACCAATGTTGATGAAGTCGATCCTGTCATATATTCTGAGGTGGTTAAGAATAGAAAGACAGTCTATCCAGGTGATCCCGTGGCAGCCGAGGCAAGCGCACGCAATTTGATCAACAGTCTGGTTGGACTGAAGAGTGGGACGATCCAACTTTCAGAGTTGACGGAACCGGTAAAACCAGGATTTGAAACTAGTGATCTTGCAGGCGGAGTTGACATGCCACCTGTTCCCCCAACGACTATACCAAGGGTAGTTTGGGCGGAGGTATGTAAGCAGTATAGAAGAGACCCGGACGTCTTCTGTCGATACCTAGAACACCAAGAGGACGTCCCATTCTTAATGAGCATGTACCGACGGTACCCGAGGTGGCTGTTTCTCGATTGGGTTGCTGGTACTTTCAAACAACAGATTGCAATACATTGGGGCTGCGCTGACGATGTTAGTAAGGAAGTTAAGAG